CCCCTGTCTGATTTATCTAGCCTCCTTTTGATGACAATCTCACCAGTTTTTTGGTTGATCCCACGCCCCACAAGGTCTTCGGTAGATGCCTGGGAAAAGCCTGTTCTGCCTATGGTTATCAAGGGCAAAATTAACGTGTTGGATTTATCTCGAAGGGGCTTGTTCTTCTTTAACATGGCCCACTTTTCCCCGCCAGCAAAAATGACAGGTACTTTTTTCATGCCCGACGAGCTGGTTTCGTCGATTTGTATCGGGATCTCCTTGTCAAATAAATTGAAGATTGCTGAATCAACGTCTTCGAGGCCGACTGGGGGGATAACGAAGTCGGACGTCACGCCGTCGTCTGGATATCCTGTCGGGAGGGGTTGTTGGCCCCTGCTGATTTTACCTCTTGCATTAAATCTGTTCGGCATAAAAATCAATCCTCGTCATAAAAAGCAGATCCAGCGCTTGTCGAGTCACCCAACGGGGATACTTCCCGAGGGCCTGCAATGGGCGGGTCAAGAACTCCATTTCTAACCAAATCTCTAACGTCTCCCGTAATACCCTCTTTATTCTCGGGCAGACCGCGCTGCTGAACAAATGTCTCTTGGACTGCATCTTCGTCAGTATAGGAAATGTCAGTCGGGCCCAATGTCGGTGCGCTAAATTGACTTTGACGTACTTTTGTACCGACAAGCTTGACACCGTCGATGTGCTCTGGCATGCCGTATATGTTTCTCATGTAATTGAGCTCGGCTATTTCATAAAATATGAATGAAAAAGAGAAGTAATCGCCGATAGAGGGCGAGATTCCCTTCTCGACCATGTCTCTATACTGGAGGTAAATTTCGGTCTTGTATTGGGCGTCGATTCCGAACTGGTCTACTTTTGTGTCTGAGTGGAAGTTGCTGCTCACGAGAGCTTCAATTTCTATCGGGTTATCAAAAACTTTTTTCAATGATTCATTGTAGACGTTGTGTGTCTTTGTCTTTATTTCAGAGACGGCGTAATAGTAAATCTTTTGACCCACGACGTCTTTGATGAATTCTTTCGTGATATCAGAGATGAAGTTGAGCTCTCGAGGCGTTATAAAAAGTCTGGCCACTTTTTTCTCCTTTGTCTGATGTCACCCTAACGATATCGCCTTTCCTAACGGCATCGGCACGTACTTAAGTTGCTTTTGCATGTTTTCCGCCAAAAGCGCCTGCTGCTCCATCAATTTTGCGTTCGTTAAATTGTCCAAGAATTCTTTTAATTGTGTGAGCAGCCTTTCCTTGTCCTCACGACCTGTTGATACCAGACTTTCTCCATTTAATTGAAGATCTGCATTTGGTATTGGAATGTTAGTAAACTTCGAGCGTATGAGACCCAGTAGCTCTCTGCAGAGGGCAAGGGTATATTGGCGAACCCACTGGCGTCCTGGCTGCGTTATCGACGCAAAAGGAATATTTCCGAGTGGTACGTTTTGTGGGCCCGACACACCGTAGATGGACTGATCTTGCCCTTGTAACGCGGTCGCATTTAATGGATCAAGCGCACCAGCTTGCACTTTCATAAACAACTTTCCGACCTGTAAGTCAGTTACAGGTATTGGGTATATTCTTAGACTACTACCTAATATCTCATACGAGTAATGAGAGCGCCTCACCCTGAACGCCGACTCTAACATGCCACGGCGTAATACGTCCTCAAAGATCGGTAAGACATAAAAGACAGTGGAGTTGACATAAGACTCATAATTGAAGTTTGTCGCAAGGAAGTTAGTCATGTTGGACGCATTCAGCAAGAAGTGTTGGGCCGCAAGGGGCTCAAAGTGAAAGACGTCGATGACTCGAATCTGGCTTTTCACTGGCATAGTCTGGTATATGACGCTACCAGAAACCGCCTCTTTTAAATCCGTATAGATGTTGTAGTCTTGCTTTCCACCCACGAGGTCGATGTACCCCAACGTGGCGTCGTAATTTCCTCCCACACCTGCGTAGGTAGAATATGGTGATGCCTGACGCATCAAGAACTCTAGGGTCTGATGTGGGTATGCATTTGTTAGATCGTTACTCCCCGTGGGCATTCCCAGAACATTTGCTAGCTCAGACTGAATCTTCATCTCATGGATTTTTCGAGAATATTCGCAGCAAGCTTCTTCAAAACACGCCCAGATCTCCTTTCGTGTAAGTTCAACAGAGAGCACATCGTCTCCCAACTTACGCTTGACAAACGTGACCATGGAATCTGCCTCGACCTGAAAATGAGCGTCGGCATCAAAAAAACCAAATGGTGTAGGTTGTAGTGTCTGTACAAAGCTTGGCATGCGATCCCCTTTACATAACTATTGTCGAGTTTTGCCCTTGACGATCCTGTGTACTTATCAAACAAAATTTGTAATTATCCCACAAGGAGGAGTTGAACAATGGTCATCATCATCAATCTTGATGGAGAAGAAGAGGCGCAGGAGGGTTTTCACGAGGAGGAAAAAGCAGAGAAAGAGAAGAAGCTCACTCCAGAGTTTTACCACTTTCCGCAACCACAGCTGATCCCTATCACATGAAGTTTTTCCATAAAAAGTGATTGTAAAATTATTTTACATGAAATCGTAAGTGCAGCGCATTTAGCGCCTTAAAATCATTAGGCTTATTTTTATAAAATTTTTTTTAAAAAAAACGTCATGACTATTTCTTGACGATAGTTATTTGTTGGTCGAGCTTGGATTTGAGAACTTGTTCTGATACAACACTAGCATTAGGAGATAGAACATGGCGACAACTAGATTACAACAGTCTCAGATGAGCGGTTCGTGGAGCGAGCAAGCATCTGACACAGTTGCTCAAGCCGATCTGATGAAGACAGATAGAAGTCTTCTTGACGACTTGAACTCATTGCGTACACAAATTAGAAAGATCCAGGGTACAGACGCCTGGACCGACAACCTGAGTGGCTCACAGGACTTGGCTGACATTTATGCAGCCATGCGCGCCAGTGGCGACGTTGCTTACTTCCAAAACGACATCTACGTTGCCGACGATGCATTCGTGTCAGGCAGCTTCGAAGTCGCAGGTGAGGCCGCATTCCTCGGCGATGTCGAGGTCGGCGGTGATCTCACGGTCATGGGCAACGACATTAACGGCTCTGCTGGGCTCAACTTGACGCTTGGCGCATCAGGCTCTGTAGCTGTTGCCGGTGACCTCAAGGTCATGGGTAATGACATCAAGGCTTCTGACGACTCAGTGGCTCTTACACTCTCAGGTCCCGATGTCGAAGTGGCAGGAACGCTAAAGGTTTCTGGCGATGCGATCCAGGACTCGGCCGGTTATTCTATAATAACTTTAATTGCCGAAGACAGCAGCGTCGATATCGGCGGCGACTTAAGAGTGGCTGGGGAGCTGGATGTCGACGGCAACGTGATTACGCTTGCAAATGGCGCAATCATTGACGCGTTGGTCGCTGGCGAGCTTCACTTGGACGAGAGCCTCGTTAAATTGTCAGGAGACCTGCAGGTCGGTGGAAACGACATTAAGGCTTCGGACGGCTCAGTTGCAATGACACTCTCGGGTGCTGACGTGGCTGTTGCTGGTGACCTTAAGGTCATGGGCAATGACATCAAGGCTTCTGATGACTCAGTTGCAATCACACTTTCGGGTGCCGATGTCACGATTGCTGGCGAGATGTTCGTCGACGGCGGGAAGGTCACACTTACCAACGGGGCAACGATCGACTCGCTGACAGCAGGCGAGATGTACCTTGACGAGGACCTCGTCAGAATGTCAGGGGACCTCCAGGTTGATGGTAACGACATCAAGTCGTCGACAGGGGACACGGCAATCCAGCTTGCTGGTGCTAACGTCTCAATGCCAGGTAACCTTGTCGTTTCAGGAGACTTGGTTGTTAACGGCTCGACGATGACCGTCAACACGACCAACCTCGAAGTGAAGGACGCCATCATCGGCCTTGGTTACGCCAGCGGTTCGGTGGAAGAGGCATCTGGGGACAGAGGCTTTGTGTTCTCACGTAGCGGTGACAACGTCGCTGCCTACTGGGACGAGACTGCAGGCGAGTTCCGCCTCGCTTTCACAGCCAACACCCCTGACGACTCGGCGATCACGGAGACCGGTTGGGTCAGCATGCACGTCAACAACATGGTTGCAGAAGGCGACCTTACTGTTGAAGGAAACGACATCTACGGTTCAGACGGTCTGAACATCACTCTCGGCGCTTCGGGTGATGTGGCTGTTGCTGGCGATCTTAAGATCGGCGGCAATGACATCAAGGCTTCGGACGACACTGTCGCGCTGACGCTCTCAGGTGCTGACGTGACTGTTGCCGGTGACCTTAAGGTTGCTGGAAACGACATCAAGGCTTCTGACAATACTGTTGCGCTGACACTTTCGGGTGCTGACGTGGCCGTGGCCGGTGACCTGAAGGTCGGCGGAAACGACATCAAGGCCTCTGACGACACTGTCGCAATCTCGCTTTCAGGCGCTGATGTTGCAGTTGCTGGCGACCTCAAGGTCGGTGGCAATGACATCAAGGCTTCTGACGACACTGTCGCGCTGACGCTCTCAGGTGCTGATGTGGCCGTTGCCGGCGACCTCAAGGTCGGCGGAAACGACATCAAGGCCTCTGACAGCACAGTTGCTCTTACACTTTCTGCTGTTTCAGGCGACGTGGCCGTTGCTGGTGACCTGAAGGTCATGGGCAATGACATCAAGGCTTCGGATGACACTGTCGCGCTGACGCTTTCAGGTGCTGATGTTGCAGTTGCCGGCGACCTCAAGGTCGGTGGCAATGACATCAAGGCTTCTGACGACACTGTCGCGCTGACGCTCTCAGGTGCTGATGTGGCCGTTGCCGGCGACCTCAAGGTCGGTGGCAATGACATCAAGGCCTCTGACAGCACAGTTGCAATCTCACTCTCAGGTGCTGACGTTGCAGTTGCCGGCGACCTCAAGGTCGGTGGCAATGACATCAAGGCTTCGGACGACACAGTTGCAATCTCACTCTCAGGCGCTGATGTTGCAGTCGCCGGTGATCTGAAGGTTGGTGGCAATGAAATCAAGGCCTCTGACAGCACG